GAGAGTCCGTGGACTTGCTCGAAGTGTTTCGTCATCCAGGAAAAAGGCCATACTTGCGCTCATTGCGGATTTTGTTTAATCCCCTATAAGAGCAAGAAAATGCGAAAAGGCTTGGAACAGGCTTCTCAACTCGCCGATACGGCTATCCCGTTACCCCGTGAAATTAAGGACATTATTATGTCTGTAGCTGAACGAGACAGGTTGATAGCTGATATAAGCGAGAGAGTGTGCAAGATGTTAGAAGCCAATGGTGAAAATCAATGGCGAAAATCTCGTGACGAGAGCCTGTACCCCCCTCTAAACGCCGTTTTGGAAATGGATAAAAAGTATGCGCAATCTCTTACAACCAACCAATCAGACCTAATAGTCGAGAAGGGAAAGTTGAAAGAGAAAGTGGGCAACACTTATTATAAGGACTTATGCGATGTTAAGGTCAAAAAGAGAACCAGGAAGAACACGAAGAAGGAGACTGTAGAAGTCCCTCAGGTCCCTTTAAAAGAGAAAGCCCCAGCTGCTTTGCAGACTGGGGAAGCTATTATGAATGGAATGAACCTGAAGTCTTCAGTGAATATTCAAGGATCCTTGGAAGGAGTAAAATCACTTTCCCGGAATGCCAGGCGAAGAAAGAATCGGAAAAGTGGGTCAAAGCCAAAGAGCTTGATCCCAGTCTAGATATCTACGCCTGGCCAGATAGAGGATCTGTCGCTGAGAAGAAGAGTTTTAAATTGCAATGTGACACACACATTCGCGATTACAAGATTCCGACTCCTGCAGAAATCGAGAAATCGAACGACAGACTTCTTCCTCTTTATGTCAAACATGATTTGCCTCAGTTTCTATATTCTTATAACCGCTCCGAGTGGCATAAGGCTATCAACGATTTGAAACCCTATATCAAACCTGACGCTAGCCCTGGAGTTCCCCATACGAAGGTCTCCACTAGGAATGACAAACTCCTAGAGGCCATGGGAGAGCGCTTCAACGAAGTGGTCCTCAACCGAGTCGAGAGTCTCATAGCTCTAGACTTGGCGACTGTTAAGAACATGGATAGAAGAGAACGAATCGACAACAACCTAGTTGATCCCGTTAGAGTCTTCGTCAAAAACGAGCCTCATAAAAGAGCTAAGATAGATGAAGGGAGAGTCAGACTTATCATGTCCGTCTCCTTGACCGACAAGGTCATCGAAATGTTACTCTCTAGACACATCTGTAAGCTGGAGATTCAGAACTGGCGACGAATCCCGTCCAAACCCGGGATAGGCTTTGATGAGATCGACAACGAGGAGGTGGCTGCGGACATATTCGACTCCGGATATGAGATGCGGGCCTCTGACGTTAAAGGGTGGGATTGGAATGTCAAGCAGTGGCAAATAACAGATGAAGCTGAAAGCCTAATAAATTTGGCGAAGACAAGCTCTCCTGTTTGGGAACATCTATTGAGATGTAAAGCTGTCCTTGAGTCTGAGTCTGTCTACCAGTTCTCGGATGGCACCCTCGTGGCCCCGACATTCCCCGGAATAGTCAATTCAGGCAAGCTCCGAACCAGTAGAGGCAACTCCTGGATGCGAGTAAGAGTAGCCGACTTGGTAGGTTCCAAGAAGACCATAGCTGCCGGAGATGATGCAGTGGAAAGTTACGTCCCGGATGCGGTTGAGAAGTACAAGGCCTTGGGGATAGCCCTTAAGGTCTACGACAAAGTGGACTCGGAATTCGAGTTCTGTAGTCGTATCTACTCCCGCTCTGGATCTTATGCCCTTAATAAGGAAAAGATGATTATGAACCTTCTACACCAAGAACCTAAGAATTTCTTGGAGTATAGAAGTGCTATGATAGGACTGACTGACGAGCTCTCATCCAGGCCGGATTTTCAAGACATCCTAGGTCTAGTCGAAGCTGCGGGCTTTTATGAGGTGGAGGGGCCTCATTATATATGAAAATATAAGCCGCAATGGAGAAACGCAATTCAAACATTCCACAATCTGCTATGCAACAGCAGAATAAGCCAGTTGCAAACACACGTTCGCGGCGTCGCCGGAACAGGTCTGCTCGCTCTATAGTGAAGTCAGCTCCCGTTCTGTTGCAAACGCCTGGTTATACCAATTCCGGTGCCCTTATGAGGCCGAGAGTTGGGCTACCACAGATGCGACTGCCTCGGGTTTCCAAGGATGGCATGGGCTTTCTGAAGTGTGCTTTTGCACCCCCAGACTTCAATGCCGACTCCTCTTCAGGAGTCCCCGACGGCTTTACAGGGAAAACCTTGGTCAAGAAGCACAAACTTGTTGCCCCTCTGACCTTCAATTCAGGCACAGACTATTATATTATAATCGCGCCTATCCCTGGCATCTCCTACGCAATACTGACAAAGGGTGCAGGATCACCTCCTAACGATGGAGATCTTTACAACTGTGTCAGCTATTCCGATTCAGCCCAGCTCTTTGGCGCTAATAGTGGCCAGGCGGCTGCGGACATCGTCACTGCCTTTCGTAC